TATGCCAAGAATCGATGGTAAATCAGTCCTTGAGGCAATGGGTTACGATTCATTTCTTCTCAATGAAGATGGAGTTCTTAACCTAGCAGTTTACGATTCAAAAAATATTAAGTTGTATGATGATGCCCATGAAGCAACTTCGATAAATTACAGAGGTGGCGAGAAGGTAGTGAGCAAAAGAAAAGGTTTGGTGAAAGGATCGTTTGATCCTAGCGAACCTGACATCAGGTACTTGCCTCGAGTGGAAAAAGTAATCGCATCTAGCAATTTTAAAAATTGGTTTGGAGACTCAAAGGTTGTTACCGAAGGAGGTAAACCTAAAGTCCTTTACCGGGGAGTAAGAAGAAAAGTAAAAAATGGAGTCTTCGGCCTAACTCAAGGCCGAAGGACTCCATCGTTTAGTGAAGTTCCTGAAGTAGCAAACCTTTACGCACATGAACCTCAAATGTTTGGAGGGGTCAAACCTAAGGGAAGTGTATACCCGGTATTCCTGAAAATGGAAAACCCAATGGATATATATGAACCTGAACTTGTTAGGGCCAATCTGACAGAACACATTGCAAAGTGGGGTGATGATTTTTATCCGCAAAATGCAGGCAAGAAAGGCAGATGGTTTGATGTACATGATATGCTAGGTTTGCTTTATGATCTCGAGTCAACAGGTCAGACAAATGCAGAAGTCAATTGGAGTTCAGGTTTAGAGGCATATCAAATCAATTCCCTAAGGGAGGCATATAGCAAGGTTCAGGAGATGCTAGATAGTTACGATCCTGAGACCGGGATCACTACAATGGAAAATAGTTATGGTGATGAGATTGAAATATCTGAGGATGATTTTGTTTATTATATACAAGACCTAGCAGATAGCATTATCGTTGACCAATATTCTTTAGCAGATTCATCAACCATGATCTCTTATGCTAAACGGAATGGATATGATGGGATCATTCATGCAGATACCATTCAGGGTGGAGCAGAATATTTTCCGCAGGAAACAATTGCAGGTAAGTCTGCACTTGAGGTTGATGGAATTGTTTCGGTTGATGAAGAAGGATACCCTTACAATGAGTACATCGATGATGATGCGATCATTAAGACCTACAGACCTTTTGAACCTAATCAAATAAAGTCTGCTATTGGGAATCAGTCTTTCGATCCTGATTCAAGAGACCTAAGATACATGCCTTTGGTAAACCTGCCCGGATCAAAAAGCGTTCAGTACAAGCAAAACAACAATTTGATACCTGTAGTATTTGATAACATCAGTAGGATTGCAGGTAAGCATGTCACATTTGTGGAGGCAGATAGGCATGATACTGACTTAGGCAGAATGGGTGGCCCATTACATGCCTTCCTCAAAAGTAATGATGTCATTGTCAATGTTGACGGGCAAAACTTCAGACCTCAATGGGCAAACCTTACATGGAAAACAATGCGAGGAATGATTGAGCGTGTAAAAATGACTGATGATGGTCATGCATTGATTTCAATCATGAAGGAGGATGCCCATAGGTCAAACAAGGATATGTTTAGCAGGGTTGCGGAGTCCATAGAAAGCAACAGGAATAAAATGAGTCAGGCAGAACTAGAGGTTGTTGCCAATATTATGTCCTACGCAATCAAGAATGGTAACACAAAGATAGAAAACCCAACAAAGTCGCAAAAGAATTTCGCCAAGGCAGTTGGCAGTTACAAATCGCAATTGACTAGAGGCAAAACTGAAAACGCTCAGGTGCTATTTGATAAACTTTATAAGACTTACTCCAAGACTGATTGGTGGAAAGATCAACTTGCTACTGATCTAATGACTGACTTCAGGAATGGCATTGATCTAGGTGCTACATTTAAAGCAAGGGCAGATATCTCTAAGATATTCATGAAGAATGATGCCAAGAGCACCAACATGCCTTTTATACCTGACATTAGTGCATTGATTCATAGCGAGATGGATTATCACGGAGCAAAATTAAATGATGTCGTTGGTGTAGTTCAACTGAGCAAGCACAAGTTAGATTCACCTGACCGGGTGTTTGCAGTTTACACGGGCAAAGACCCTACTGAGGCAAGTTTCATGACGAACAACGAGAGGGAAGCATTAAAGCAACTGCAAGCAGACCCCAACTTTAGGGTTCACCCAAGTTATGATTGGTTGATGCTTGGGCCGGGTAACGCAGACTTCTTTATGCTCAACAAACCTGTTGACCCGGTTGGAATCATGACAAAGGAATTTGTAAATAATCACGAGATGAAGTGGCGAGACAAGGTCACTAAGATGGAAAGCAAATTGATCGAAAGATTTGGAAGAACTTCAGCAAAACGAGGTGACTCCAAAAGAGTTAAGTCTAGTTTTGAGAAGTTTGAAAAGGAGAGAGACAAAACCCCCTTGCCCCAACAATCTAAAAGTAATATATTAGGTGCATTCCTCCGCTATGAAGGTGGAGTTCCAAAAGTTAAAAAGTAATGCATCACATTATCTACATTGAGGACAACCGGGAGATTCCGGGATATGAGGAAACCCCTTGGGGTGAAGGTTGCTTTCATCATGATCCGACTAGAGCAAAACAAAGTCAGGTAAATGATCTAATCAAGTTGCTAGAGGATGACGACATCTTCGGTAACGATAATTTCGACAAGGTTCAGGCAAAATGTGATTGGGGTGGAATGACCCTGACATAAATGGTAGGGGCGAGAGGACTCGAACCTCCAACAAACGGATTAAGAGTCCGCTACTCTACCATTGAGTTACACCCCCAACAAAAAAGGGTGACTACAGAAGTCACCCTTTCCTTGCAAATCTAAAGTCTAACTTTAGTTTTTCAAGATAACTCAAAGTACGCTAAGGCGTACCTGTTTGGATCGAGGTCTTTTGTGCCTTTCACCAATGCCCGGTAATGTTGGTCAATGACTGCAGGAGAGTTACCTGCCCAATTTGCAACTGCATCTTTATTCTGCTCGATTTCCAACCTGTAAGTGATCGCAGAGTGACGAAGGACATCTCTTACATATTTTGGACGATCCGCACGATTAGATACCTTGGCGAGGTCAGGATCGATATGTTTGAAGTGTTGCCCGTAAACTTTGTAACCTGCTTTTGCCCGGATGTAATCCTTGATTCCTCTCCATGTGGCATAGGATGACTCGATAACTGCTCCTGACTCCTTTCGGATTGAACTAAGTATGGAGACTAAGTTGAGGGGCAACTCGACAACCCGTCTTGATGTTACTTTGCCAACACGATATCCAACCTCAAGAGTGGATGCACCCTTAGTGCGGAAAGTAAAGTCTTCCCACATCACCTGAGCATCACCATCAGATGGACGCAATTCTTCAGGACGCAACCCGGCAAACAGGGATAGGGCAAAGTAAGCATATGCTTCATCAGAATGTGCCTTAGCAATATCTAATATGAGTTGCGTTTCCTCAAGCGAGAGTGCCTTTATCTCTGCCTTTTCCTTGCCATATGACTTGACCCCTTCGCAAGGAGAGAAGTCGATCCAATCCTGCCCCCTGCAGAAGTTAAAGAAACCTTTAAGGAATGTTAACTCAGCAGTCTTAGTTGTCTTTGTGACCTCCTTACCTGAGAAGGGAGAGCAGTCACGATTGTCACCCCTGATCCATGCCCGGATCATATCTTTAGTGAAGTCCTGCACTAGCATTTCATCATCAAAGAAGTTTTGTAACCTGATAAGTTTGTTCCTGACTTGGGTTAAGTAAGACTCATCTCTGCCCCGTGCAGTCAGGTCATTGATGTAAGTATTGCCTGCCTCAAGTAGGGTCACATTATTTTGGATACCATTGCTCCGGGATTTTGCGAAGTTGACGATCTCAAGCAACGATCCAAAACCTTGCAATTTAGGATCGGACTGCATGATTTGCAAGGCAAGTGAGGCATCTTTTTCTTGTGCCTTGGTAAGCAGGGTCTCTCTAATCTGAGACCCTGCCAAGTGGTTGCCTACTTGAGTGATCATCTTTTGTGACTCAAGTTCAGCAATGTCTTTGGTTGGGTATTGTTTGCGAACCCTGCCAAGCAAGGGTGCAGTACCTTGGATTGACCATTTCCCGGCAATCAACCGGGGGCGAAGTGCGTGTTTGTAATCAGTCATTATGCTTTTCCTGTATAGTGATTAATAAACCAAGCAATATCTCTCTTTTTAGTTGAGGGTAACTTAACCGGGTAAGGGTCACCAATATTTTCATGAAATGGAGTGCACCCATCATCGTCAGGATCAGACAAAACTTCTTTGTTTCGCTTTCTTGCCAATTTTACCCACTTCCATGCCTCTGCTTTGTTGCAGAAAAACACTTGAGTATTGTGACCTTCAAAAGAATCATAATCAACTTTGTAGAACTTCATATTAGTTAACTCCCATTTGCTTTGAGAAGACTGAGAACTGACCATCATCATTGCAGATGATAACAACACGATGTTGTCTGCCCCGGTAGTCAGGTGTATCAAGTTTTATAACTGATGCCCGGATTGCATCGTTTGCAGTATCAAAAAACTTAGGGTATTGATAGTTAAGTATACCCTTACCTGCGTGGACTAAAGGGTACTTCATTGAGTAAGGGCAATCGATCATTCCGGCAAGATCATCTTGGTTATCCACCATAAAGATGTCTGCAGTTGTGATTACTCCTATTTTACCTTGAGAGTTTTCTCTAGTGATCAGTACACTTTGGAATCCTGAGTTTTGAGTGATAACAATATCTCTCTTAACTTTTGGGCCTTTTGAGAAAAGAGATACTTTTGATGAGGTTTTTTCTAAGATGTAAGATTTCATAATGATGTGCAGTTAGTGGTTAGGATTGTTTGGTTTGATTTCTGTAGTACCAATCGATGTAGATACGGAAGTCATCACCCCGGAAGATTGTCTCAGGATTACGAACAACTTTATCGAAGTATTTTGCGTTCTCGTCAGAAACTTTAGTGAAGAGGTTTTTAATGATCTGCTCTTTGTTCTCTGCGATGAACTCGATCTTTTTGATCTCGTCTAAAAGTTGAACCATCTGAATGGAGAATATGTCGTCTTGTGCTAAGTGTTTCATAGTGATGTGTGGGTTAATGTTAAAACAAATGATTATGTCAATAATACTGCCATAACATACCCTGACCTGTCAAATAAATTGACAAGTTTCTATGAAAAAAAATTCAGGCATTCTCATAAATGCCTGATATATCAACTATTTATGCAATGAAAAAAAATTCAAAGCAATTCACTCTTAATCAGGGTTCATCCCACTTCTCATAAGGTTTTCCTGATAAATACAGGACAGAGGTAGACCCTAGTGGACTTAAAGGGACAGGAGATTGACAACTCCTGACAACCTCAAACCAAATGATCATTCTTGATATAGTTTCCTGATCAGTTGCCTAACATCATTGGGTTTATACCGCACGAGTCGTCCAATCCTGATACTTGGTAACCACCCCTTCCTATCCCATCTTGCAATCGTCTTAATTGAAACTCCGACAAAGTCTGCAACCTGTCCTCTTGTAAGCAGACCCCCATCTCTTTCCATACCTTCCATAACTTTGTTCTCCCATGTAACTTTTTTAATGCTTCCTTTTCTATTTGACTGACCCTCGCCCTACTCAGTCCACAAAACTCTGCGATCTCAGATTGCGTAAATTCCTCGCCCGGAAATTTCTTCAGCATGAGACGCAATCTCCTATCTACTTTGAGACTTTTGGCATGTATGCTATCTGAACTCAACATTGAGATCGGTTGCCTTGATCGCAGGTGGAGTCATGTTTAATACCATACCCGGAAACTTAGGCATCGATCTCCCGGTGACCTCCATTATTGCGTGTTTTTCAATCTTGTGGGGAGTCAAGGTGATTAGTGAGTCAGGCCACCTTTGAAATGAACCTGACCCACTAATCCGATCACTATGACTTTCCCGTCCTTTATTGCCCTTGCTAAAATGATGAGCAAGTAAGAGTGCTGAATTGTTTTTATTTTTCAGCATGGCAATTCCCTTCAGGAAATGTTTTACCGATTGAGCATTATTCTCATCGAACTCAGCATCACCCAACATATACAAGGGGTCTAAAATAATGACATCGACTCCACCCATTTCATCAACCCGTGAATCCATTTCTGCGAGTAGGACTTCAAGGTCATACTCGTACTCCCGTAAGCACCAAACCCACAAATCTTCAGGAGGTTTTTTCATGCCCTGAGCATCTGCGATTGACCATATTCGGTCTAGGCAATCATCCCGGTGCAGTTCCAAGTCGATCAGTAGCACCTTGCTACGCTTAGTTTCGAGATCACAAAAGTGAGTGCCTGATGCAAGCGAGCAAGCAAGAGTTGAATAGAACCAACTCTTTCCCATTTTCGGTGGAGCACCCAACAGGACATTATCCTTTGCCCGGAACAAACCTTCGACTAAAGGAGGGCGATGTTCTAATTCATATTGCGGAGGGAAATCTGATCCCCTGATTATCGGAGGCAACATGCTCCCTGTTTGTCTTTGCATTGCTCGATGTTCTAAAATTTCGTTCATATTAATTACAGGTTTTTGTGGGACATCACCCATCGGATAACTATTTGCCCAAGTTTTTGGGTCTGCTAGGTACTCTAAAAATTTGCGTGTATCATCCACGATAGATCACCTTTTGCACCTTTCCATTGTCTCGCAGACCCCAAGGGAATCTTACAAGTTGAGTCATCCGTAATGATTGGGGGTCAGCACCCAACCTAATTGCCATGTTTTCAAATCTATGTATTTGAGACTCAGCATGACCCCGGCAATCAAACCATGCGTGTAAGGATTTGTTTCCTGACCATACAATCATCCGCAGGTGCAGAATTGATTTTAGTTTTTCAATCACTCCTGCCTGCCCATCCCAATTACCTGCAAGGATATCAATGTCGGATTCAAACACTACATATCTGCGTTCTTTTATATTCATTAGTGTTCTACCTGCATCTGCATTCTTTAATGGGTTAGGACAAATGTACTGCATGTCATGAAGCATTTCCCAACCCAACGAATTGATTGTCATTGCTGATCCCTTAAACACTTCCATTCCTACATAAATTATGTCTAGATCGTCATATAGTTCTAAGAGCAATTGATGTGGTTCGTTGCTGATTTCGGCAGATTGTGATCTTAATTCATCAATATTTCCAACCTCTGCATATCTCTCGATCATAGTCTCATCAATCGAGGGTCTTGGTTTCACAAATCTTTTGCCGGATGATATGTGGTTGTAACAATAGTTAATTGCCTTTTCAATTTCACCGGGTTGTAGATTTCTGCGAGTCACCTTCTCGCTCGCCTTATGCAACATGTCATTTGCTCTATCCATAGGTATGTTCATTGACTTCATGATGCCGACTGCATTCATGATGCTCAGATGATATCCCATGCCTTCCTTATCAAACCTATCTAGCAACCATTTAAATTTATCTACCGGGTCACTTCCTAATATTGCCATACTTTGATTCTCCTTTCTTATTTTGTTCCCTCTCCAAGGGAATGGGTAGTCGAAGTTACTTCCATGAATTGCGTCAGGGTCATCGTAGAGACCTGCCAATGCTAGACAGGTCTCTACTTCTGCTTCTTGACGACTACTCAACATCAGTATTTTTCACTCTTTTGTGAAATAACGCATCCCGTTGATCCGGGCAGATTACCCATACCTTCGACTTCATTGCTTGCAAATACATCCAAAGATCAATGACTTCATCTTCCATGTCTTCAAATGATACATCGGCAGGTAAATATCCCCCGTGCTCTTGCTGACCCTTGTCATACTTAACCTTTGCTCTCATAGCAAATAGTTGTATGCAAGCGTCCCTAAACTCATTCGCTTTTAAGAGTAACTCCTGAGTTTTTTTATCTTTCTCTTCGGCCTGCTCTGTAACCATTGATTCCACTTGTGAGTCAGTTCCATTGCCTCCATTTGAGTCATTGCTTCCACCGGGAGTTTCGGCAGAGGTGTGTTCCTCGTTAACCTGACTCCGATTGGCATCACTCCCATCACTTCCGACATTACTTTTATCTTCCATTGTTTTCCTTCCTTTACGCTAATTGCTTTCAGGTCTTGGATCATAACCTGTCCTTGCTCTGAATAGTTCGTTGACCAACATGAAACGCTTATATGCTTCAGCAAGTTCTTGTGGATTATATGAACACACTTTGAACTTGGCCTTACCTTTGTGCTCACCTCGCTTGTAAATAGATGATGTGGAGATGTAGAAGTTTGCACCCCATATTTCTCCTGCCATCACCCGGTCATATCCAAACTCAGCGACTGCATATGCAGATATCTGTTCAGGTTGTTGTGGATAGGGACTAGATGGGATCGTGTTAGTAGACTTCCAATCAAGAATAAAGTCTTGATTATTCTTTGTCCTTGCGATCACATCCGCAGTTCCTGCATATGCTTCATGCTCATTGGTGACAATCTTCTCGATGTGCTGAATCTCGAAACCCTTCTCGTAAAAGTAATCGAGTGCAGGATTGACATAAGGGAGCAGGTCTTCATCCACCTGCTCCCTTTTTATTGTTTCAGTCAAGACCTGCTCAATAGCATCATGAATCTTAGTGCCAAGTGCAGTTGCATTGTTGCCTTCATACATTTGCTTTATGATGCGTCTTTGGTAGGTCTTTAAATCTTCATCCTCCTGCATAGGGTTTTCATCTGCAGTCTGAATTGCAGTATTTAGTTTCCACCTATCCAACCCCGGACTCGCTTCTATTTTCTGTATCTCAGTTACTGAGTAAAACAACCCCATCTCTTTTGCGACTGCAGGAGTCACATCAAAGTGAGGAGTGCCATCTTTAGAATAAAAGTGGGGCATCAGAATGGGTCTTTCTCATCGATAACATCTTTTGCCTTGTCCATCTTTTCGGCAGGCAAATCATCATCCTCTGCATCAGGAGATTTAAATTTCAACCCACCGGGAATTTTCACATCACTAGGATCAGGGCATGATGATGCTAACTTTTTATTGATCGGAGCAAGTGATTTGACATAACCATATTCAACCCCTTCTTTGCTCGTCCTCTCCGCAATAGTTACCATGCATTTTTTGTGCATCTCACTCAACTGATCATATGTGCCATCAGTTGGAGGCATCTTGCCCCGGAGATTAGCACAAAATTTTACGAGGTTACTATTCTCATTACCTGAGATAGTGAACTCAAAAGTCGTTGCTAAAACGATCTCATCGTCATCATTGCTATATGCGACCAAGAACCTAGTGATATCTACAACCTTAGTGACATCCTTATATGTTCTTTCTACACCTTCCACCTCGAGAATATCCACGATAACTCCGGGATATGTTCCTGCTTCTGCTTTTACTTTTTGGCCTTCCAAATTCCAATTGAACTTAGAAGAACCTGCTTTCTTATTGCTTTTTAATAGTGCCATATTTGCATCTCCTTTGATAGTAACCGGAATTAGATAATGAATTCCGGTTTATTGTTGTTGTTGGTTAAAGAGTTCCCACTCCCCCCAAGCAAAAGGGAGTGGGATTGTGTGTGGTATTAGCGTGACCCGGTAGTGTGCTTTTAGCACAAATTCACTTACCCAATTCTTTGCACCTTAAATATTGGTGCAGGATAAGAATTGCATCGCAGGTCTTTAGAGTTGGAGTCAACTCAGGGTACAATCGCTTGCAGATATCTTTTAATATCTGCTTACGATCCTTGCCCTTTTTCCCGGTGATACCCTGTAGACCTTTCTGCCAATCTTTTGGAGTGATCTTAAAGCATGGTATCCTCTCGCCCAATGCGATGCCTTGTATGAGTCCATAACTGACTCCCATCTTAAATGCTGATGATCCGGGTATATTGTTACCCGTGTAAGGTGGAACATCTTCCACAACAAACACGATCCTGTAATCAGCATTCCTGATAGTATCAATCGACTCTAAAAAATCCGTGATTGGTTTTAAATTATGGGCAAAGTAAATACCATCTCGTTCATTATGAAATGCCACTCCACCATTCTCGCCCGGATCAATAGCAATAGTTGTTGTGCTCATGATGGGATGAGTAAACCGATTACGAAGGCAAAGATCATGTATGCCCACATGACTACCGCCATTGCCAAGAGCATAGAGTAAACAAACTTCTCAAAGTATTTCATTTCAAATCCTTTCCATGAGTTTGCTTTGCCCAATATTTTATTGCCTGTCTAATCAGGTATGCAATTGAGCGATCCTGCTTGTATGAAGTTTGCATCAACCAATCTCTCATCTCTTCATTGACATGCACCGAAACGCTAATGCGTTTTGCCTGAGTTCCACTAGAATTATTTCCCATCTTTGTCCTCCTATAATTTTAATGTGATGTGTTGTGATGTTATCTGATGCACAATAAATCACATGTCAACATTTTGTAACTTTTTGAATAAATTAACTCAGGTTGAGTGCAACTGAGTTGACTTAGTTTCCCCTAGATATATAGAGGATGTATGGGAGACATAAGAATAACATTAGCACTACCACAAGACACACATGACCTTCTAAGTCGATTGGCACATGAGATGGATGTCGATCAGGGTAAGGTGATCAGATGGGGAATTAAAACGATAATTGAGGTTACGCCACTCACTCAAGATAAAGAGTGCAGGAGTAAGTTAAGTCCTCATGCAAAATATTTGTTTGACAACCTATCGAAGACACTATCTTGATATACTCGTCTTTAGCGACCTGACGATCTCTAAAGACTCGTCAAGGGAGCGTTAAGAAGACGAGGTAACCCCACAATCATTCCCGGTTAACATTCCCTAATAGTAAACCAAGGGAATGGATCAGTCTGTAATATCAATTACTTCTGCCTTCATCTCATCAAGTTCTGCTTTTACCTCATCAATCGTGAGCACTTTTTTGTGCTCAACAATTGATGTCGCTTGACCAAGGTCATTCTTTTCTTTGTCACGAAGGATACCGAAAGCAATAGGAAGCACACCTGCAGGTATCTCATCTTTCTCCAACTTATCTATGATTCGCATCAAACAGGATTGCGAGGCATATGAGGTCAAACCCATCGTAAGGTTTTGAACTGCATCTATTGATTTCTTTTCCCTTTTACTGATTGCCACAATAGTCTCAGGAGCAACCTTATGTTCCTTTGCAAGTCTTGTGAGTGCTTTCCCTTCTCCAAGTCCTTGGACGATCTTTGCGTACCTCTCAGGGTCTTTCTCAGCAAGTTTATTCCCGGTAAAGATGCTAGGGCAGAAGTCCTCTTCGTTAGTAATGGCAGGCAAGTTATCAGGAATGATAACCTTTCGTTTCTTTTTCGTAGGCATGGTAATTACGGAATTGATGTGTGACTATTTAGGATCGGTGCAAGTATACTAAAAGTTTTCACAAATTAGACATGCATTTTGTGAAAATAGATATGATATCATTTGATTTGTGTTGTAAACCAATGACTTATGTAAACTATTGTCAGCATATTGACAGAAAAAGGGGGGGGAGGGGGGTCAAAATATGCCCCCCCCATTTCCATGCGACCGATTATGCGAAAGAAAAAAATATTTTCAATTGGCACAATTGGCACAATTGTCAATTGGCATATGTCAAGGTGTGATTAATCGATACGGATAATTCACCCTTAGGACATGGGGGGACATCCCTAACCTAAGTAGGTCATATATGCTAACTCTTGGGAATGGCACTAAATTGGACTTACCATCCAATACTTAAAGTTCCGTCTAAGGAAGACCAACTAAAGATGGGTGCGGAGAAGTTATTGGATTACTACACTAAGCGAGAGGACGCAATTGACCGGGAAAAAACAGACCCCTATAATTTCGGTACTGAACTTAGTCATTGGTCACTAGCAGATAGGGAACTTCGCAATCATGGAGAGTTGCTTACTCTTGGGGGCAACAGGTCAGGCAAGTCATTTTGGGCGAGTAAGAGGGTTGTGCAGTCAGCAGTCATGAACCCCAAGAGCGTCATTTGGTGTTTTACCGCAACAACGCAAAATAGCATTGCCCATCAGCAAGCATTGATCTTTCACAACTTGCCCAACGAGTTCAAGAATCTTGGCAGGAGTCGCACCTATTATATCTCATATTCTACCAAAAACGGATTCACAAACAGCAGTTTAATATTACCCAACTTGTCACGGATCGAGTTCCGCAATTGGTCTCAGAATATTGAGACCATTGAGGGAGGAGAGATAGGATGCCCTATGCCCCCGGTGGAGGGATCATATAACATAGGAGCATGGTTCGATGAAGAAGTGCCACTAAATTGGATTTCCACTACTCGTTACAGGTGTTTGACGAGGTCACATGCGGACGGGGATAGTGGTAAGGTAAATCCTGCTCGCATTATTGCAACCTTCACAACGATCTCAGGATGGACGCAATGTGTGAATGCATATCTTTCAGGAGCAAAGACAATAGAAGAGACTGACGCTGAGTTATTGCCGGGTGAGAAAGTGCCACTTATTCAGCATCCTTTGCGTCAGTCTGCTTCTGTTGTTTATTTCCACACAAAGAATAACCCCTATGGGGGTTGGGAGGCAATGAAAAGTCAACTTGGGGGATGCAAGCGTGACGAGATACTTTGCAGGGCATATGGAGTCCCTACAAAACCAAGTGACACCACATTCAGAAATTTGGATGAGCGTGTTATTATGCCTCACGATGAGATTCCCATAATTAAAGACCCGGAGAACAACCCTGCCCAATATATTTTAAGCATAGACCCTGCAGGATCAAAATCATGGTTTATGCTTCTTGTGGGAGTTACTGCCAATGGAGTCCATTATGTGATCAAGGAATGGCCTGACCCAACGATTGGGGAGTGGGCAGACCTTGATAAAGGATCAGAAAAAGGAGGAGTCCCCGGAGAGGCACAAAAA